TCATTATCCATAGCAATTATTAACTTGTCAGCTTGCTTCATAAGAGAAATTTGTTGATCACTAACTGAAGCCCCAAAAGTTGAGACGCCCCCATAAATTCCCAATGATGCTAGACGTACGGCATCCAAAGGAGACTCAACTACAATCATAGTTCCTCCCTTAAATACATCAAGTCCAAATAGAGTTCTGGCTTTAGGCACTCCTGTAGGCCTGTTACGGAACAAGCGCTCAGTCTGACTCTTCTCCTGCCAACCCATAAGTTTATTGCTATGTGGATCTCGTATAGGAGTAATCCAAGAGTTTGTATCAGACTTCCACTTAACCCCAAAAGTTTCTGCAGAACTTTCAGACAAACCTCTTGCCTCTAGAGCCCAAGCAGGAGGAGCATCGAATACTGCAAGACGAGCCTCACTCATAGCAACCGGTGCTTGGATAGGAACGTAAGCATTCCTAGCCTCCTCTAATTGCTTTGCAAGATATTCAAAGTTAACTTCGATATTGTTACGGAGCCAGTCCTTTGCAGCGTCAAAATCTACATGGCCCCACGTTGTAGTAAACTCCTTAATCTCACCTACCAAGGTAAGAAGAGTTCCTTTGTAGCCACAAGAGAAGCAGTGATGTACGCCGGTCTCAGCATTCATAGACCAAGAAGGATTACTATCTTCTCTACCGGTGCGTTCTAGGTGCATAGGACAAAGCCCAATAAGCTCATCACCACGCTGCGTAGTCTCAATACCCAGCGATAGTAGTGCGCCCTCTATAGAGCCCTCTGCGTACATTAGTCCCCCCTAACCCATCCCGGCTTATCCGGAAGTGTGGGCGCCGTGGCTTTAGAGCCACAGAGCGCACACTCCATATCGGTAAAGTACATACCGATCTCGTAGTCTTCAAACATCACCTGCAGATTCCAAACTCTAGAACCACATACACATACATGTGTAGGCTCGCCCCGTAAATCTAAAGGTATGTCGTCACTCTTACCAATCATTTACGGGCAGCTCTTCTACGAATGTTGTGACGCTCTCTAGGAGTAGTGGCTCCCCACACGCCTTCCCTCTCGTTGTTATCTAACGCAAAGGACAAGCATCTTTCCTTTACCCAACAGCTATTACAGATAGCCTTAGCCTTAGCAACATCAGCCTCTTCGTACTCCTCCGGATAAAAAATATCTGGGTTATATTCTAAGCATAGTTGAGTCCCATCAAATGGACTGGATTGCACTGAAAGCAGCATACTCTTCAAAACGTCCCTCCTCCCAATCCCAAAGTAAATCTGCAGATCCCATTCCTGATATACGGCTTGCAGCCACAGTTAGAGAACGAGATGAATCATCCTCTTCATCTTGCCTTTGCAGAACAAGAACAATGTCGGAGTCTTGTAAGAATGAGGAGGTGTAGCCAATAGAATCAGCAGTAACCTTACCTCCACGCATCTTAGACCTGAGAGTCTGGGTACTTACAACTACAGGAATGTCATAGCGCTGTGCTACAACTTTCATCTGCCTAGTAAGGCTACGAAGTGAGCGCTCTGTTTCAGACTCGCCAGTAGCCTCATCGTGCATAAGATACATTCCATCAACGAATAAAATGTCAGGCTTATACTTTTCTACCTTAGCACAAAGACCGGTGATAGTTCTAGAAGCAACGTTATCAGGCATCCAGAAATCATCTCTGTCCGTACCCAAGTGAGCCAAGAGTCTCGCGTCTTCATCAGGATTCAACGAACTTGTTGTGTACCTCTTATGTGAGATGTGGGCCCTCATAGCATCATAACGAGTCTTCATCTCACGAGCAGTCATTTCAAAAGACTGAAACATTACACGTTGATTCTCGTCCTGCGCTTTGATAGCCATCTGCATAGCTAGTACAGACTTACCCGTCTTAGGAGGTGCAGCGATTGTCCACAGCTGTTGCTTCATAACACCGGAGGTGATTTCATCAATCGTTCTAAAACCTGTTGACAACCCAAGCAGACCATTAGGACGAGTCTTGATAGCCATGTACTCGTCATAGCGTTGCATAGGATTATCGCTGAGGTTCTCATCGTTTGAATCTCGAATACCATCATTCATCAATACCTGGGCTGCTTGAGCCATGGTTTGAAGCGCGGTGTTGTGATCCTGACTAGCTACGGCTTGCTGAGCTTCCAGCAAAGCATCGATAGTCTTTTGACGTTTCCTATATTCAATCAGCTGATCAATAAGATAATCTACGCTGTCCTCAACGGCGAGCAAGGTATAGGTAGGAAAGTTATCCTTCAGAGTTACGGCTGTAGGAACCTCTCCGTACTTCTCGTAGTGCCTAGATATAAAGCGCCACACTTGCTTGTTAAGGTCGTTAAAGAACCACTCATCAGTGATACCGCACTCAAGTAAAGGTTTGATATCCCTGTTACGAACAACCTTAGACAGTAAGCGCTCTTCATTGTTTGCTGCCATATGTTCCCCCCTCTTCTAAGAACCAATGACCATACCTTAATCCACGATCAGGTATATCAATAACATATTTTACTTCTGGCCTATAAGGAAGCTCAGCTACAAGATCTGCAACAACGTTATAGGACGTAGCATAGTTGAATGGGTTTGTTCCTAGATTATCTAGGTCTTCCAACACCCTATCCATATCGCTTTGAGACTTCCCAAAGCCAACCAACTCTAGAACGTAATCATTAACTTCTCTGAACCTCCAGAAGTGAGCTAAAGATTGACGACTATAAGATACTTCAACATAGGGTACGGATATACCCATGATCTTATTCATCTTAGTCTCTTTGACTAGAAGACAATCTAAGGAGACTAGAACCCGCATTGGGATTTCATTTGAAATGTCGCCCCCCCGCATAATTACAACGCCTCGATCTTGCCGTACTTCAATAAAAGATTTCTAAAGGCTGCGGGATCTTTACTGGCCTCGATGCTAACCTCGTGGTTAACTCTGTTAGAGATCTCTACAGGATAGATCCCGCCGTTGTTATCCATGCGTTGTTTTACAAAGCGAGTATGCTTGCAGTTGCCTCGGGTTTGAAACCCAGCGCAGTCACAGCGCAACTTATGGGAGCCATGATGAACATCCACCTCATGAACACCGGTATCAGATAAAAAGATCTGGGTAATCATCCAGTCCACGTCACACTCTTTCATTTACGTCGGTCTCCTGTCTCAGATTCTACAGCAAGTGTTACGAATGCTTCATGGGCAAAGCTCTCCATTGCTTCCCCATATGTAACACGCCATTTGTTAAGCGGTACGTTTGTAGTTACGATAGTTGGAAGTCCCGCATTGAAACGCGCACGCAACAATGCATCGAAGATATTCTCTGACCAACCATTTTGAGTTCTATATTCCTTACCCAGATCGTCTAATACGAACAGAGGCGTGTAGTACCTGCCGTCCCCATAAAGCTCCCTGATCTTCTCCTTGCTATCTGCGTCTACCCACGACTCCTTCTCAAGACGAAGGAACTTTGGGTAGTCCAGAAATACACCAGAAACGGACATGGTCCTAATTAGGCTTTGAAGGGCCACAGAAGCCATTGTAGTCTTGCCGTGACCTGGTTCCCCTACCAATAGGAGTCCAAGGCCGCTAGAGGGGCTTCCAGGGCTTTTAATGACCCTTCCTGACTGGACTGTACTGACCCAGGATTCTGCCCTGGACTTTGACATGGAATCCTCTAGGTCTGAGAACTCCATACCGATGGACTTCATAGGCAGTCCGGCACGGTTAATCAGGTGCCTTACTGTTGGTGACTCTTTCTTCAAGTCGTACATTAGTTCCCCCCTAACAACTTAAGCATCTTCTCCTGATGAGCTAACGCTTGTTCATCCATGTAAACCGGTTTCTCTTCTAGCACCTTGCCTTCTACGGTTTGATAGTAGGCAATGAACCTGCGCCATATGGGAACGCCAGTTCCCGCGTTATTAAGATTACGCGGATCCTCAAAGAACATCCGCATAGCTGCAAGTACCTGAGGTCGAGTTGCGCCCCTACCTACCTGCTGGTTAATCCATAGAGCTAGCGACCTAGCATTCAACTGCATGGTCAGATGGCCTGCAGAGCTACCGCTGAGAAGAGCGGCAAACTCTGAGACGAGATCCTTACTGTCCCAGGTATCCTCAGACCTATGAGTACGGTGAGTCACAGATGTTGGCACAGCGCCGTACTTGGCACGCCGCATAGCCTTCTTATCTTCAACCTTACCCACAGCACCGCTGGAGTCATCCTCAATCTGAGGACGTCTTTTCTTTGGGGTTTCTTCCCCATCAAGATTCCAAGGCATTTCTTCTCCTTCTGTACTTGGGAAATTTTTTCCCAATATATTAGAACTACGTAGTAGTTCTAATATAGATAAGTCACTAGTAGCTAAGTCGCTAGTATTAGAAGTCATATCACTATAGTCATATAAGAGCCCTGAAAATCCGGTATTCAGAACTTTAGACTTTTTTACCTCTTCTGTAAACTTCATGACGCTTATCCACTTCTTACCGTTCCACTCCCGGGTGGTACGGATATAGTTCAGGCGTCTTAATTCATTTATGGCAGACTGAATAGCGTCACGGCCTTCGGGCATGACGGAAGATAATTCATCGGCTGAGACAGGACGACCCAGCTCAGCATAGTAGGCAAAGATACCCTTAGCCCTTGCAGACAGGTAAGGGTTGGAAAACGGTGACTGCATAAAACCCCCTCTATAAAATAATGTTACCGCGGGGGAACCCTTCTTGGCAAATCGCCTTTAGGAAGTCCGGTAAAGATCTGATCTACTAGCAGAGATAGAGTTAAGCCCACAAAAGTAGAGCCTAGTACATACGGCAATAGAACTCTCAACCCTACCTTTAGAGTTAGACAAAATAGTAGATTAAGTCCAATACCTAATAGGCCCCTCCATTTACCTAGGGGTAGTAGGAATGCCTCAATTGCGGATAGTATGCACGCTGTAGCCAGCGCTGAAATTAATAATGTGCCCATATAAAATAATGTTACTGTCTAAATACAACTCTGTCAACTTGGAAGTTTTGGTTAGCGTTTCCTGTTGTAGTTGTATATGAGATTTGTAGTACTGCGTATGTTGCACCAGTGATCGAGTTGATTGGGTATGTACCTAAGATGTAGTTCCACCTGCTGGTTTGGTTAAACGTCTTAGTAGTGGTTCCTGTATAGAGCAAGGTGTTGGCCGCATTGTAGAACAGCACGGACAACGTATACGTTCCGCTTACAGCGTTGGTTCCAGGACGAATAGCTGCAGAGGCGTAGTATCCTCCGTTTGCGGTGATGTAGACGTTGGATGTCTTAAGACCAAAGGTGGTTACGGCACCAGCGTTGCTTACTGTGCAGTAGGCCTGTCCTTGTGTAACAGTATCCCCAAGAAGATATCCTTTAGACACAGTTCTTGTAAGCGTTGCGCTTGTTCCTACCGCAACCCATTGTCCAAGATCCTTTTCAAAGGATGCTGATGGGATAAGAGACTCAGTAAGGTCTGTGTATCCCACATCTGGAACACCAGTCTTTACTGCATAGGTAGCTCCAATAGGCATAACCAATGGTAGGTTATTATTTAGGCGGGTAGATTTAATACCGTAGTTGTAGAAGAAGCTTCCTTTACCACCACTAGCGGGTTCTATTTGAGAAGCGTATAGGTTCTTGGTTGTGGTTACTGGGTTGACTATTGTAAGAGTATTTGTATCGGCTGTGTCTACATAGGTGTTAGCTATGCGTCCATACTCTACCTGTGCTGAGTCTATGTGGATAAAGGTTTGTCCAGACACTCCAGTAACAGATACTCCAATAGCTACAGTTGTTGCTCCCGCGGCTAGTTGACCTACAGTTGTTAACCTTACCCAACCAGTAGCATTTGTGCTATTGATTGCTTGGGATGTAGATGTGCCAGCAACAGTTGCTGTTACGGTTCCTGTAAATCCTCTAACATAGATAGAGAACGATACGTCTTCTCCGCCAATTGCTGCATAGGGAAGGTAAGCCGTTCCGGTAACAGATCCGCTTACACCGCTAGCAAAAGCTAGCTTACCGAAGTAGGTTCCAGACTGCGCTGTTGTATATGTTCCATCAGTTGATACGGCTGTAAGAGTTGTTCCTGTACCTGCTACCCAGTCAGTAGTAGATCCGCTACCTCCTGAGTTAAAGCCAGGATTGGAGATATAGTTATATCTGTTCTTGATCTCCCACCAACAGTTGTTAATCGAATAGTATGGGCTTACTACTGGGTTAGTAGGGGTTACTCCGCCACTTCCTGAGAAGTATGGGCTAGCTACAGGGGCTTGTTCAAGCATTACTCCGTCTATCCAAAAAGCATCGCTTGTTGCTGTAGTTGCTGAAGGGAAGTAGATAGATAGTTTTGCTACAGGTAGTCCTGAGTCCCTACCATAAGGCGGGGAAACACTTGTTACGATGATCTGAGTAGGGGCTGTAGTTGAAAGAGTAACTGGGTTTACAGTAGCTGTTCCTCCATACACAAAAGCGTCAGTGACAGTGCTAGCTACAGTGAAGTCTTGAGAAGTAATGCTTGTTATAACTACGTTGCTTAAGTTGTAGGTTGTTGGAGACATGCCTGTTATGGTTATGCTTTGTCCTACTTGGAATAGGTTATCTCCAGTATATGTTACGTGGATTCCGTCTCCACTAGCAGCTGTGATAGTAGATGTACCGCCAGAGGAACTATAAGAGTTAATTGTTGTAGGGTAGTACTGCCCATTAGTGTCGCTAAGAACCTGAGTCTGCAGATCGCTAGTTTCCTGAGTTGAGTACTCGATAGTTAACACTGCGTTCTTCGCAGAAGAGCCTGTTACATATGCGCTAAAGGTATGGATTTTTCCAGGATCAACAGGAATCCAGTCAGATACAAAAGCTGCATCAGTAGTTCCGGTTACTGTAAGCTTTGCTGCTCCTCCACCATGAACCGCATAGGTTGAGGTTCCGTCATAGGATAGAGTTCCGTTGTACCCTGTCCACGAACCTAGACCATACTGAAAGTCTGGATTAGGTACATAGTTTTCCTTCTCTCCTCTGATGTACACATTTACACGCCTAGCATCTTGGTATTCAAAGCTTTTAGTGTACTCTGAGAATTGAAAGAAATCAAAAGCATAGTTGCTTGTGGAAGAAGATGAAGGGGTTACTGTTAGGGTTACTGCTGCGTACGCAGCGTTGATTGGAGACAGTTGGCCGTTTCTTCCTGAATCAGATTTACTTCTAATCTCTTGCCAAGAAGTAGTTGTAGTGTATGTAGCTCCTACGCCGGTGCTGCTGATAGATGTTCCAAAAATATTGTACCAAGTTATATTTATGGTAATAGTTGCAGAGTTATTTAGGTGTCGTGTCCAACCGCTAAATACATATCTGGTATTAGGCTTTACAGGAACTCCATAATTAGTTATTCCTCCAGCACTAGCTACAGTATATGAAGACCCTGGAAGAGACATAGTTACGGCTGTAGTTGCTGCTGTAGTTAGTTGTCCAAAGCCAAGAGCAGAAGGTATTGTTGTGATGTCGTGAAGTACAGAAGAGGTTGGGGGGCCAAACGTAGCTGTGGTATAGGACACGCTTGAAAGCGTACCGCTAGATACTTGCCATCTTCCAACAGATTGTTCAAAGGAAGAATCGTTATAGTCAAGCATAAGGTTATGACCAGTAACCACGTTGTTAGAGAGGTGTGTCAGAGCTGTGGTGTAGATTGAGATACCTAGAGGAGTACCTTTATACTTTGTAATAGAGTTTCCAGCAGCTACCAAAGACCTGTGATAGCTATCTCCTAATGATGGTTCAGGTAAAAACCCAAAGTTAGCTAGCTTATAAGAAAGTATTTGAATAGGGGAATACGTTTTGTCGTTGCTCTTTGCTAATAGCGCTGCCTCAAGTCTTAGCTTGTCATAGGTAAAGGCAAATGCTTCCAAGGTAAGTACTAAAGTATTTGAGCTTTCATTTTGCCCAGTAGCATCCCCTAGTAATCC